ACCCCCGCCGCTACAAGGTGGCTGGCCTTGGGGGTTGGGGCATTGTGGATGGCCTGATTTTCGATAATTGGCGGGAAGAAGCCTTTGATTATCTGGCTATTTCCAAAAAGCCTGATGTGAAAAGCGCCTTCGGCCTTGACTTCGGTTATACCAACGATCCCACGGCCCTATTCTGTGGGCTGGTGAGTGAGAAGGAAAGAACCATTTGGGTTTTTGATGAACTGTATGAAAAGGCCCTGACGAACCGGGCAATCTGTGACCGGATCACGGGCATGGGCTACGGCAAGGAACGGATCAAGGCCGATTGTGCCGAACCCAAGAGCATTGATGAATTGCGGGATGCTGGCCTTCATCGTATCAGAGCCGCCCGGAAGGGCAAGGACAGCGTGAACAATGGAATCCAGTACATTCAGGGTTACACCATCATTGTTCATCCCCGATGCGTGAACTTCATCACAGAGATTTCAAACTACACATGGGCAGAAGATAAGTTCGGGGCCAAGATCAATGTTCCCATTGATGATTTCAACCACCTTATGGACGCTATGCGTTACGGGCTGGAAGATATGTTGGTTGGCCCCGCCTTCAGCTTCGACTAATAACATGATAGTAACAAAACACACGAAAAACGCACGGTTTCCGTGTGTTTGCGTTTATTAAGCAATGAAGAAAGGCGGTAAGTGAATATGTTTCTGGATAACGCTATGGAGCGTATCAACCGCCTGATCCTTCAGGGTGGGCGAACCGGCATGACTGAAAATCAGTTCTTCGCCGCTGAAATCAAGGAATGGAAGAATAGTCAGCGCCGCAAGGATCAGGTTATGGGTGATCTGTACTATGAAGGACAGCATGACATTCTTCAGCGTCAGCGCACAATCATTGGTGAAAACGGTCAACTTCAGGTGGTGACGAACCTTCCGAACAACCGCCTGATTGATAACCAATATGCCCTGATGGTGGATCAGAAAACCAACTACCTTGTGGGCAAGCCCTTCACCCTGAACTGTCAGGATAAGGGTTACACGGATGCTTTGGGCAAGGTTTTCAACAAACGGTTTTACCGGCTTCTGAAATATGTTTGTGAAGATGCCCTGAACGGTGGCCTTGGTTGGCTTTATCCTTACTACAATGAAGCTGGTGAATTGTCCTTCAAGCATTTCCCGGCCTATGACATTCTTCCTTTTTGGGCTGACGATGATCACACCATCCTTGATTGTGCGATTCGTTACTACACCCAAGAAGTGTGGAACGGCTACCAGAAGGAAAAGGTGGAGAAGGTGGAAATCTTCAAAGCCGATGGCATTTACCGGTATATCTATCAAAATGATATGCTGATTGCCGATGTGGAAGCCGGTGAACACGAAAACTATTTCATGGTTGAGGAAGAAGGCCAAGAACCCAAGGGGTTCAACTGGACAAGGATTCCGCTGGTTCCCTTCAAGTATAACAAACAGGAAATCCCCCTGATCCGCCGTGTGAAAACCCTTCAGGACGGAATCAACACCATGATTTCCGACTTTGAAAACAATATGCAAGAGGACGCACGGAACACCATTCTGGTTCTGAAGAACTATGATGGTGAAAATCTTGGTGAGTTCCGCCACAACCTTTCCACCTATGGAGCCGTGAAGGTTCGTGAGGATGGCGGGGTTGAAACCCTTCAGGTTGAAATCAATGCAGAGAACTACAAGGGCATTTTGGAACTTCTGAAGAAGTCCTTGATTGAAAATGCCCGTGGTTACGATGCCAAGGATGATCGTTTGAGTGGCAACCCCAATCAAATGAACATTCAATCCATGTATTCTGACATTGACCTTGACGCAAACGGCATGGAAACCGAGTTCCAAGCGGCCTTTGAAGAACTGTTGTGGTTCATCAATCAGGATTTCAGCAACAGGGGCTTGGGCGATTATGAAGGCGCTGAACTTCAGATCGTGTTCAACCGTGACATTCTAATCAATGAAACGGAATCCATTGAAAACTGTTCCAAGTCCGTTGGTATTCTGTCCACGGAAACCATTGTGGAACAGCACCCGTGGGTTACGGATGTTGAAGTGGAGCTGGCCCGGTTGCGTAAGGAAAAGGATGAAGCAATGGAACAGGCACAGGAATACGCCGGGGCCTTCCAGACCGGCAACCAGAACAAAGGTGACAATGGCGAGGGTGAATAACCCCCGCCGTTTCACAATATATGCCGGGGCAGACCTTGAGTGTGGCGGGGTGCTATTACTCCTACCCGCCAAAGGGTGAAATTCCCTTCCCCGGCCCATCATGGCCCGTTAGTCAAGCGGTTAAGACACCGCCTTTTCACGGCGGTAACGCCGGTTCGATCCCGGCACGGGCTACCATGCTTCCCTGTTGGACTTGGCTGAAAATGCTTGCGGGGCCTTCAGCCCTGATGGGGAAGTCTTATTTGCTGAAGTGGATGGAATAGGCAGACACGGCGGATTCAAAATCCGTTGCCGCAAGGCGTGTGGGTTCAAATCCCACCTTCAGCACCATTTTTCAGGATTGGAGGAACGGCCCATGAGAAATGCGGATTATTGGCGTGGGCGGTTTTCCATCTTGGAGGACAGCGCCCACAGAGAAGCCCAAAAGACTATTCAGGGCATGGAAGAATTGTATTTGGATGCACAGCGTTCCGTTCAGAAGGAAATTGAAAGCTGGTATGCCCGTTTTGCGGTGAACAACCAAATCAGCCTGACCGATGCCCGGAAATGGCTGACCGCTGGACAGCTTGAAGAATTTCATTGGAGCGTTGAACAGTATATCAAGATCGGTGAACAGGCCGGGTTGGATGCGGCATGGCTGAAGAAGCTGGAAAATGCGTCTGCCCGGTTCCACATTTCCCGCCTTGAAGCTGTTCAGACAGGTATTCAGCAACAGCTTGAATTGCTGTACGGCAATCAGGTTGATAGTCTGGATGCCCTGTTGAAGAAGGTTGTGGGCAATGGCTATACCCACACGGCGTTTGAGGTTCAGAAGGGTGTGGGCCTTGGTTGGGATATTACCGGGCTGGATCAGAAGAAACTTGAAACCTTGCTTTCAAAGCCTTGGACAACGGACGGGCGAACCTTCCGGGATCGCTGTTGGATTAAGAAGCGGGAATTGGTAGATTCTATTCAGAAAGAGTTGACACAGGGCCTTCTTCGTGGTGA